TTAGAGAGGTGTTTGAACCATGAGTAGTGCTGCTATTGTTAGTGATCTACAAAGTATAAATCCATCAGCAATAATAGAACTTTTTACTCTTACAACTACAGCAGCATTGCATGGATCAGCTACAACACATAGATTTCATAATGGAACAAGTCTGAAAGATAATGGTGAAATAGTTTGGGCAGGTGATACATACCAAAGATTTCCTATAAAAGCTGAAGGCTTTGCTTATCAAAGAGGTCAATTACCCAGACCTACTTTGACTGTCAGTAATGCATTAGGAACTATTACAGCTATTCTTTTAAATGTTAATGAGACCACAACAGGAAACGATTTAACTGGTGCTACTTTTACACGCATAAGAACTCAAGCAAGATTTATTGATGCTGTGAACTTTCCTAGCAATGTAAATCCTTATGGCACACCAGATCCTACAGCCGAATATGCAAGAGAAGTTTTTCTAATTGATAGAAAGTCGGCAGAGAATAGAGAAGTTGTAGTGTTTGAACTGGCAACAGCATCAGATATGGCAGGAGTTCGTGCTCCCAAAAGACAATGCACAAGAGCAGAGTTTCCTTCTATTGGAACGATTA